TGTTCTGGATGCCCAGGCCCGAGCCGATCGGCGCGGCCAGCGGCATCACCGCGCAACAACCGATCTCTTCGAGCCGCTTGGCGAGGATCGGGTCGTCGCTGGTGTAGACCATCACGTCGAAACCGTCCGCGACCAGGGTCTCGGCGGCTTTCAGCGTTTGCACGACATCGGGAAACAGCGTGCGCTGATCGCCCAGCACTTCGAGTTTGACCAGTTTGTGGCCGTCGAGCAGTTCGCGCGCCAGCCGGCAGGTGCGCACGGCATCGTCGGCGGTGTAGCAGCCGGCGGTGTTGGGCAGCATCGTGTAGCGATCCGGCGGCAGCACGTCGAGCAGATTCGGCTCATCCGGGTTCTGGCCGATGTTCGTGCGACGAATCGCGACGGTCACGATCTCGGCGCCCGCGGCCTCGGTCGCGCGGCGGGTTTCGTCGAGGTCTTTGAATTTGCCGGTGCCGGTGAGCAGGCGCGAACGATAGGTCTTGCCGGCGATGACGAGCGCGTCGTCCGAATGCAAAGGAAGAGTCATGCGGCGATTATCGCCGATTATCGCCAGCGCCATTAAAGCGAAAAGCGCCGCGAATGTTTGTGGGAGGGCCGGAAGGCCCGATCAAGATGCGGCAATGCCGGCCGGACAGCGCAAGGCTGTGTGGGAGGGCCGGGAGGCCCGATGAAGATGCGGCTGTAAGGCGCCACTTGGTTTGGCGAGGTGCGCCACTTGGTTTGGCATGAGGGGTTAAAGGGCATTTAAACACGCCCGAGGGGGGCTTCAAACCAAGCCCCGGGCTCAGGGCGGGACCACGCATTCAGGGTCGTCGTGAGGCTCCGGGTCGGAATCGGGCAGAGACCAACGCAGGAAACGCCGGCACGCCCGCGTACGCCGAGGCGTGCCGTTGACCCAGAGAGCCATCCGCCCCAGCGCAGGGGCGTACTCGATGGAGCGAACATAAGGGCAGTGCCAGCCGGCCAGTGAGGCGTAGAGCAGTGGCCCAGGATCGCCAAAGTCGTCGGGGAGGCGCACCTCGCGCATGTCCACCAAGGCACGATTGCGGCCAGTGTGGCCTATAGCGGCCCCGGTACCGTCACCAAAAAGGACATCGTAGCGGGCGTCGCAGGGCCACATGGGCGGCAGGATAGCGGCCGGGCGTCTCAGGCAGCGCGAACGGGCTATGACGGCCCCGGCCTGGACTGATAAATGCGTTCCCGGTTGAGCGTCGAGCGGCCATTACCGCCGATCGTGTACCGGATTGGAACGACCGTCGACGGGAATCTGGCAAAAGCGCGACGCATGTCGGGGTGGTCATTGATCGTTAGGATCGACCGCCCTTTCATCGTCGCCATTCGCTCGGCCAGGGCTTCGTATTGCTCCATGCCAAACGGGCTGCCGTAGCCCTCAGTTTGCCAATAGGGCGGGTCCAAGAAAAACAGCGTATGCGGCGCGTCATAGCGAGCCAGGCAGTCTTGCCATGGCAAATTCTCGACCAAGACGCGGTGAAGCCGAATATGCGCAGCACTCAGCTCCTCCTCGATCCGCAAAAGATTGATAGCCCTGACGCTGGTGGTGGCCACGCCGAACGTCTGACCAGCGACCTTCCCGCCCCATGCGAGGCGCTGCAGGTAGTAAAACCGAGCGGCGCGCTGGATATCGGTCAATGTCTCGGGGCGTTGCATCTGCGCCCACTTGAACATTTCTCGCGACGTCAGTGCCCAGCGAAACTGGCGAACAAACTCGTCGAGGTGGTTTGCCACGACGCGATACAAGCGAACCAGCTCACCATGGGTATCGTTGAGCACTTCGACTTTCGCGGGCTCGCGAGCGAACAGCAGCGCGGCGCCGCCGGCAAACGCCTCGACGTAACAGGTATGCGGATTGTTAGAGAGCAGCGGCAGCAAATGCCGCAATAGCCGGGTCTTACCGCCCGGCCACGGTACTAGGGTCTTTGAATGCACGTTCTCAGCCTTTGCGATGGGATGAGGCCAGACTGCAATCCCCGCGGGGGATCAGAGCCTCGGCCAAAGTCACGCGGCTGATCGCGTGTTCTGCGGCGGCTGGTGGGCGTTGCTGCGCCCACCAGCCGCTCTGGTTTATTAGCTTTCCGACATCACGCTATCCTCCATAAATCCGAAATTCTGTAGTCGCGAGATACTGGTAGGCCGACGGCGTCGCGATCCGAATATGACGCGCGTTGACGGCCGTGAACGTGAATTCCTTCTCGGTGGGCGACGTATCGGTCATGCCGCTGACTGTCAAAATATCGACCCACGCGGAACCATCGTAGTACTGCAGCTTTGCGCCATTGAGATAGGACGAAACCGTGCCCCAAGCCGGAAGCGTGCCGGCGCCCAAGACCACGCGATCGACAGTTCGAAGTACGCCAAGGTCAGCAGCGATCCAAGACGGCGTGGACGTTGTGCTCGTACCACCTCCGGTAGTGCTGTCCGCATCGCGCATATTGGCGGCCGTTGCCTCGACGCCGCCGTAAATTGACGATTGGGTCCACACGCTAACGGTGTGCTGTCCACCCATGCCGCGGTAAACGGGATGCGGAACGTACCGGATGACGACGCAGAGTCCCGTCGCGCCACTCCCTGCCGTTTCGACATCGAAACGAATCGGGGTGTCGATATCGAAGAAAACAGGTGTGGCCAGCAGTGTGCCAACCACGCCCGTTTTCGTGCTGTGTTCGCTCGCTTGAATCTCCGGCTTGGTGGAGAAGATCGTATCGGTGCCGTTTTTGACATCGACTCTCGTCGAACCGCTGCTCGACGGCTGTAGGACGTAAGCGTAGACATCGACGATCACGCCAGGCTCCGGCGCACGCCACACCCAGAGCGAAGTCCCGGTGGCGACCGACTCAGAGGGCCGGTAGAGCGCGCAATACACCTCTTTAGGGGCCTGAAGGGCCGTATCGATGGCCTCTTGGGCATTGGCCAGCGTCGCGCCATAGTTCGTATCGTCGAACGTCAAATCTGCGGCCGAAGATGCGCCGCCCGCGCCGCCGGGATAAGGCAAATCGTTGTAGGGGGTCGCGCCGTCGCCGAATTTGAATTGCCCCGTGTCCGTTTCCAGTACGAACTCGCGCTCGAGAGGCACTTCATTCAACGCCGCCAGCGCCGTGGATAGGCCGCCGCGAACACGGAACCGATAGTTGATGACCTGCGTCGTCACATGATGCTCCCGCCATCGATGACAATCTGAACTGGCGTCCAGGCAGGGGCAGAGATCGAATGCGCCGTCGCGCTGCCCGCGGTGTAGGCGAACGTGATCTCATGCCGCTGCAGACTTTCGTCGCTATCGTTGATCGAATACAGCACGACCGTGACGGTGCCTGACGCCGCCAGATCGACGGTGGCGGTATCGCCAGCGATATCGTCACGCTCGACCAGGACAGCACCGCCAGCGCCGAGCACGCGAAGGCCGTAACGCTGGTCGGGCGGCGGCGTGATCGAGCCGGCATCGCCTTCGACCAACTGGTCGGCCTGCACGATATGGTTGCGATGCGTCCAGGTGACCGTGAATTCGCCAGTCACGCTTGCCGGCGCTGCAGATCCTGCGATGCGCACGCGACCTGGCGGGTAAGGCCGGCTTTGACGGCGGGCCATCGTGACGGTGCTTGCGGTGGCCAGCGCCGCATTGAGCGTGCCCAAACGCGTCCTACACAACAGCTTTACGTCGATCGACTCGCCCTCCGTAAACTCTGTGTTGACGCGGCCATTGTAGATGTCGGAAAACCAAACACGTGTACCCGCCGCATGCGTCGCACGCACCGAATCGACACACGCCCGAGCGATCGTCGCCGCGCCGGTCGTCGGGTTGAACGCATCGAGCCTGCAGCATTCATCGCCGATCAGCACCTGGCTGCCGAGCGTGACCAAATCGAGACCGCGACCGGCCTGCACCACGATGCTGGTGTCGGTCTTGCCGATCGCCGCCGCCAGCACCCCGTTCGGCGTGAAGTCGCCTTCTCCCGTGATCGCGAATTCAGCCGATCCGATCCGCGTCGCGATCATGTAGTTGTAATTGACGCCGGCAGGGCGGCTACCCAGCGCCACCACGAAGCCCGCATCGGCTTCGACCGTCGCCAGTTCGGCCGCACTGAGCGAGCCCGCGAGGTCGCGGTAGCTGGCTTCGTAGACCTTTTGCTCCGGTAACGGCTTGGGCGCGGCATCCGGCGCCGCCCAGACTGAACTACTCGGCGTGACGTAGGTGGTTTGGGCCATCCCCGGAATATCCTGCGCCACCACCAAGCCAATGCGGGTGTCGGTCCTTGTGCCGTAGTCCACTTCGAGGATACGAACGGGCATGCGCACCACGCCGCGCCGCGCGTTTGAAAGTGCGTAGACATCGCCGCGTTTGATGCCCCACAAATTGCGCTTGACCGTCAGCCGCATACGCTGCTGAAGCGCGCTTGCGGCGGCGCACTCTCGCGCCGCCACACGGCTCACCAAATCGGCGTTCCATAGCCCCGGGAACTGGCGCTTGACCGCGATCACGCGCTTTTGCGCCTGGATGTTCGCGCCGTTCTGATCCGTGATGCTGATGTCTTTGTTGGTCTCGGCGTCGTGGCCAACGACGGTCACTTCATTCGTGCTGCCGTCGAGCAGCGCCTGATCCCATGCGTCAACACTAATGATGTTCGACCCATCCAGCACCGGAAGAGAATCCACATCGTAGTCGGCGCGGATAAGCCGATAGGTCACTTTGCCGGTGAACGGGTCTGGCGCCCACTCGCCGGCGATGTGGCTGTTGATGATCGAGATGTATTCGCCGATCGGCGTCGAGAGACGATACGGCAAACACAAGCCAAAGCCTTCGTCGTACAGCGTCTGCGCAGCGGCAAGCCATGACGCTTCGTCGATCACTTCGGTGGACCAGCCCATGCCCCAGTTGGTATCGGTGAACGCCTGATACAGGATGTGCATCGGGTTCTTGCCGCAGTCTCCCACCTTGACCAGGTCGGGCTGCCATACGGGCGTGCTCCAACCTGCCGTGAACGCGCCCCAGCGCTGTTTCCAAAGCTTCAGGTAGGGGTTCATCGCGCCGACTTGGCCGTCGAACACCGAAGTACAAAGCCCGCGTGCGGCCGGCCAAGGTCCATCTACGAGGGATTGCAGCAGCGGGTGCGGCAATTGATCCGCATCGCCCTGTCGTATCGTGAGGCTCCCTACCACGCCGCCTTCGCGCTTGTCGCCGCCGAATAGCTCCGGCTTATCGATCTCGATCGTACCGCTGCCCTCGAATTTCCCTTCCCAGGCGAGCTCGCCACCGATCTCGATGCGGCTCAAATGGTCGTTGCTGTGGCTGTGCCCCATGTACAACGTCATGTAGTGTCGATAGCCGATCGTCGGTTTGCTGCTCTTACCCACGCGGACCTCGCAACTGATCGATCACGATTGGCTTCTTCGTGCTGGGGCGAATCAACCGCGGACGGCAACTTCGCCAGGTGCGGATTGCGAAAAAGACCGCGACAACTAGGCCGATCGTCGCTGCTTCGTAACGCTCAAGAACGCTCATGGCGCAAGCGCTCAACGCGATCAGCACAACTGGAAGCCACTGCAGCATTCGATGCCTAGTCATTGGACGCCTCTCGTGCTGCCACAGCGATCGCGCGTTGCACCAGCGGGTCACCATGGAGGTCGGGGCGCTCGTCGATCGGGATGCCGTCGCGGCACAACCGGCGCATATCGACGGTGTTCGAGCGGCACCAAGCGCGAAGACCCCATACGCAGAGGCCTGCGGCACGTACGTGGTGAGCCTTCAAAATCACTTCCCACCCTCCGCTTTGATCGGGGTGGTTCTGAGATTCCCGTAGTAGAGAACGTTCGGGTCTTCGTCCCAACACTCGCCGTGCATCACCTTGATATCGATGCCTTCCTCCGCCGTGGGCACCGTAAACTCGGTCACCGCAGGCGGCTTTTGATTCTGCGATTTCGGGCGCGTCGACAAGCTGACTGCGATCGAGATCACCATCATGATGATGTAAATCCAGGTGAACGGGTCCATCAGAACACCGTTTCGTTGCTGAAAGGGTTCTTTTTCGGGATCGTGTGCTGACCGCCGTAGTTGTGCTCGTTGTTGAACTTCCCTCCGCAGTGCCCCATCAAGTGGTTGCAGCCCGGAAATGCACCCACCACCACACCTTTCGGGATCGCTGCCGGCGTCAACAGCTTCAAGGTATCTCCGGTGTGAGAGACGATAAAACGATATTCGAATTCGCCCTCAACAAGCCAACGGATAAACCCGCCCTTGAACCAGTCGTTCTCTTTGCTCGCGAGTTCAGGTGCTTTGAGCGTCAACCCGCTGCTGATCTCGACTGTCGCATCGGTGCGGTACAGCTCTTCGTTGACATTGCATTGACCCACCCCTTTGCCGTAAAGCGCTAGTGGGCAAGATACCTGCCACACACGCCGCAGGCCATTCGCGCTGACCGCCGCCATTAGCGTTTGCGCACGAATCACCGCTTCTAAGGCGTCTTTTGTTTGGATTTCTGAAACGTCAGAAACGATGCCTGACCAAGCATCACGGACGGTGCCATCGCTCACACGGACCACGCGCACCTCAAGATGGACGCGCGCCATTGGTGGGTACGGCCGGAAAATCGAAAGCACACCCAAATTCAAAGGCGCAGTGATTTCCAGCAAGTTCTTCGTTTCTTCGGGCGACTGCACAAACCGCGAACGCTTCAGCCCTCGCGCCGAGGTGTATTTAATTCCGCCAACCACCGCATCGCGATCCACATCGGTGTAGCGCCAATGGCGGTTGCCGATGAAAAAGTCGTACAGCTCGATTTCTCTGCTTAAGAGGCCCAAGGCTCTTCTCCCGGTTCTGCGATAAAGGCGGTGCGCGACTTGGCCACGCCATTGATATCGGTGAGGTGGCTGATCTCGATCCGGTCGTTCTCCTGCACGCACAGGGCCATCCAGCACATCAGCACAACATCCTTCGGCGCCACCGGCCGGCCGAAGGCGGCATCCATCACCAGCTGCTCGCGACCACCGACCTCGGCGCTCGAACGAATCTCTCGGTGGAACACCGACCCATCTCGCAACTCGACTCGAATGTGGCGACGGCCGGCCTGTTGACGCAAAGCGCTGGCGATGCCGGCTCGCACCACGACCAGCACTTGCCCGCTGCCGGGCACGGTCTCGGCGAGCTCGATGTCGTCGGTCCACGTCGGCACCCACACGGCACGGGCGCGACCCTGCAGCCAATACAGCAGGCTGCGGTGCGCGGTGCGCGCTGCGCGACCTTCCAGCACCCAGGCATGCGACTGTCGGCCGAAGACCAAGCCGCTGTAGTCATCGACGTCGACCAGACCCACGTCGCCATCGGTCACGACCAGCGATCGCGAGAAGGTCGCCGAGGGATCGTCCGATTCGTCGCTGCGGGTGTCGAAGACGGGATAGCCGCGATACAGCGTTGCCGGCGATATCGCTGGCCAATCGCACGGTTCGTCCATCTCGAACCGCACGCGCGCCATCACAACGCGATCGTTGCGTCGACGCAGGGCAGGCGCTTCCGCCATTCGCGCCTTGCGGCACGGATACAGCCGCGTACCCGCAGGCCAATCCCGATTGAGTTGACGGGCGAAGACCACCTCATTCGAGGCGACCGATTCGACTTCGATCAGGTCATATTGATCGGCGCTTCGCCACAACATCGCCAAGCTGCCTGGGGCAAAGTCCAACCCCGTCGTATCAATCGAGACGCGATCATCGGCGGCCGTCAGGGGTGAAGGCAGCAGCGTGATATCCATCCAGATCGGCAGCGCCCACGTGCGAGCGCTCCAATCGAAGATCAGGTTCTCCAGGATGCGGCGCTCGCTGCCGCCCTCCACAACGCCAAATTCCAGGCTTCGCCGCGGCGCCCCGCGCAGCGGCATGCGGGTGGGCGAGCCATCGAGTGAACGCTGTACGTCAGTGAGCCAAGCCAACACTTCCTCGATCGGCTGCGTCCAATCCGCAGAGACAGGCCAAGCGTTCAAGCGCGTGCCCGTGATCGGAATCGCGATCGGGTCGAACCCGTCGAACGCGAACGTCAGGGTCGCCGCGATCAGAGGCGGGCCTTGGTCGGAGATCGCCAGGTTGTAGATGTGCTCCTGCAGCGGCAGGAATTCCAGCGGCAGCGAGGCTGGGCCGGTCGCCGACAGTCCCTCACCGTCGGTCAAGACGGCCGTGTCAAGCGTGACGCTGCGGTCCAGGTACGCATTCCAGAGCGTGACCGGCCGTGATTGCGCCGAAGCCATATTGCCCAGCGCAACATTCGAGGGGATCACGTGGATGCGGTGATAGAAGTCGTCGCTGAAATTCAGCGGCGGCAAGCCGACGCGGCCAATGCCCACGCGCACCGAAGACCGATGCAGCGTAAAGACGGCCGTCGCCGGCAACGCCGGAACGATCGCCGCGGCATCGTAGGGTGATTCGGTCGAGACCTCGATTTCGGCGGACAACGCAGGGTTGACCTCGCCGTAAATCATCGCAACCGCAAGCATTCCCAGAAGGCGCATCGTCAGGAACCCGTGTACCGGATCGCGACGCCGTACGTACCGCTGTGCTGCGCGCCTGTGGACCAAGCAACGCCATCGCGCTGTTGATCGTTGCGCGCATGCATCGGATACAGCTTCCACACATCGCTGCCGTAAGTCAGGGTCGGCACTTCCACATTGTCGAGCCGGCAATATCGGGCGTTCTGCGGAATGACGACGATGGTCTGACCCTGCGCCGATCGGGCGAGCACCGCCCGAATCGGCAACAGCGGCGTGCCATCGTTGTGTTGCGAGGGCAAGGCATAGAGCAGTGCGGCAACGTGACTTGGGCCGAGGAGATCGCCGGCAGCGCCCGCGTAGCCCGTCTTCCAGCCAACGCCCTCCAGGCCGCAATGCACGAACGACGATTGGTGTGTGCCTTCCGAGCCGCAAAAGAACAAGCCGAGACCGAAACCGTCGTAGGTTTGGGCGCCCGTTTCATTCCCGCCGCCGCCGCCGTTGTCCAGGTACACGCGGCACTGCGCCGAGTCGCGCAGCACGGTCGAGCGAAACGACCCGGTGAACCAGGCGCCGGTGCCGCCAATCCCGGGCACCGAAGACCGGCCAAAATTTAGGCGCTGCGAACGGTCGATGTTGTAGCGCACCTCGACGTAGACTTCGTCGGGATCTGCGAACGCGTGGATCTCGTAATCCACCGGCCATGTCATCGGCGCATTCGCGAAATCCATAATCTTGACGGCGGCGGAACACGCACCCGTCAGCGCGGCACCGGACTGGCCAGTGCCGGCGTGCAGCCGTAGCTCGTAGGTATCGGCGACGAGTTGGAAATACAGCGCACCGCGGCTCAGCACGCCGCTGGCCAGCGTCCAACCGTTGGCGCTCAGATAGGTCTCGATCGCGGTTTTGAGCGCCGCGAACGACGCGACACTGCCGGTGGCGTACATATCAGTTCATCTCCAGGGCGATGAAGTCTCGCCAGCTATTGCGGGTCCAGTCCTGCAAGACGACGTAGGCGTGCCCGTCGACGGCACGGATGGCGTCCACCGCCTGTAGCACGGTCATGCCGGCCTGATCGACGATCGAGCTGCCGCCGATCTGCAAGACGTTCTCGCTGCCGTTCGCGAAGCCGGAAATCTGCACCACGCCATCCAGCTCGCCGTACTCATTGCCCAAACTCGGATACGACTGCGTGCTGGCGTCGAAGAGTCCGACCGAGAGTTCGAACAAAACCAATCGCTCCGGCTGGTACTGGGGATCGTCCGGGTCGGCGTTTGCCGGCACCAAACAGCGCGCTGCGGCGCCGACGCCATCGACGTACTCGCCAGCGAGCGCATATCGCGATGACTGCGTGTTGGCCGCGTTGGAAAACGGTGAAATGCGCACACGCTTCCACGCGCCAGCCGCGTCGCGCAGCCACAGGTTGCCGCCGCTGTAGCCGGATTCCGAACTGCCTCCGATGCCTTTGTACGGGAACCACTGCGTTTCGCTGAAGCGCTTGGCTTCGCGGCCGGTGTAGTGGCCCGCGGCGATCAGCGGATTCGCATAGACGCCTGGCCGCACGTACGGCAGATACTTGCCGACGTAGAAGTGCGCATAGACCGGCGAGCCGACCTTCATGCCGCCGACGATGCGGCGCTTGTTGGCCGTGATGAAATAGGTGCAGGACTGGTTGTGGCACGGCACGCCCGACGCGCGGTAGCCGGGCTGCGTCTCGAACGTGTTGATGCTCACGTAGCCCACCATCGTGGCGGCGAGCAGGTTGTAGTAGTCGGCGGACACGTCCTGATAGCACTTGAAGCCGACATAGATCGACTCGGTGCCGGACACGCCCGTCGAGTGCAGGATCAGCTCGCGTTCGGCGATGCCGGTGTTGTACCGCATGACCGTCCAGCCAGCAGCCTCCGCCAGCGTCTTGATCGCCGCCAGAACGCGATAGTGGGCGTCGTCGCCCGTGCCCTTGGTGACCGTACCGATCGCGTACATCAAACCCCCAGCGCGCTGCGCATTGCGCCGCGATTGCGTGACACTTTGTTGACCATCACACGGTCGCTTTTCGGGCTCTCGAAATAGCTGCCGACCAATTCTTCGCTATCGATCAGATTGACGTTGGTGAGACTGAACTGGGGCACCGGCATTTCGGCACCACCCACCAATCCGCCTTCGGCGAAGCTGAAACGCGGCGACGGCAATAGCGACGGCGCCCGCGCATTCGATGCGCTGCGCCAGTCCTCGATCGCGGCCATGCCTTTTGCATGGAAAGCCTGCATGAACGCCAACGCGCCCGGCTCGCGCATGCGCTCCGAGGGCTGTACGTATTCGTTGCGGTGAACAAAACCGGCGACCTGATACTTGCCGCCTGGGCCGGTGAAGCCGCCATCGGCGAAGCCGCCCATCGAGTTGGCCACAATCATCAGCGTCGCAGCCGTGGTCAGTTCCTTCGCCGCCTTGCTGAGCGAGTCGGCGCCAAACTTGATCACGCCGCCCGCCAAGCCCGTGGCCAGCGCCGCGGTCTGCAGCTTGTTCGCACCATCGCCCACGTCGGCACTTTGGCCTTTGCCCCGGAATAGCACCTGCATCAGCTTCGCGGTGGCGATCGAGGCCAACTGTTGCGCCGCCAAGCGCGCCATGCCGGCCGTCACGTCCTGCAGCAAGTTCATCGCGGCGTCGCGGAGGCTGAGCGTGCCATTGGCCAGCCCGTTCAGCGATTCCTCGAGGCCGGACTGGAATGTGTTCTGGAGCGTGGTTTGCAGGAGCGAGCCCTGCGTCTGCAGTTCGAACAGCTTCGTCTTGAGCGCATCGATCTTGGCGAGGGTCTCTTCCTTGGCGAAGCCCTCCATGCTCGCCGCAGCCACTTCCAACTGCGGGATCAACTGCGAGATTTGATCCATTTCCTGCCGACGCAGGTCCAGCAGCTTGCGCTGGGCGTCGATGCTGCTGATCAGGCCGTTCTCGCGGGCGATGTTGACGCGTTGCTCTTCGTTCGAGAGCTGATCGTTGAACGCGCTGAAATCGCGTTGCGCCTTCTGCAAAGCGGCGCTGGTCTGCTCGAGCTGCATCAGTTCGTGGATCTGGGCGGCGCCGGCCGCATTGCCGACCTCGATCAATTTGACGCGCGTCTTTTCCAAGCCGTCGAGCGTCTTCTGCAGCGCCGCTTCATCGCCCCGGCCCTGCAACTGCAACGTGCGCAGGCGAACGTTGACCAGTTGCTTGGCCAGGTCGATTTTCTTGCGCTCCGTGTCCAGCAGCTCCGCTTCGGCTTTGAGTTGACCCTGCAGGGTCGCGCTGGCGTTGCGATAGGCGCCCTTCTCGATCTCGTAGCGAACACGCGCCGCTTCGGAGACGCGGGTCTCACCCTCTTCCAGTTCGGCCAGCATCGCGATCTGCTGGCGCAGATTCTCCAACTCGCGCTGCGCGGATTCGTTCGCGCGCTCGCCTTCGGTTTTCTTGGGCTTCGGTGCTTTCGGGCCTTTGAACTGTTCGTTGATCGCTTTGACCTGTTTTTCGAACGAACCATCGGTCAGACGCCGATCACTGGGATCGGATGCCCGCACCTTCTGGTATTCGCGTTCGAGGTCGATCAGCGCCTTCTTTTTCTTCGACTCGTTATCCAGCCCTGCGTTGATGCGCGCGTCGATCGACGCACGCGCCTTGATGCCTTCATCCTGGATGCGACGCGATTCGGCCGCTTGTTTGGCGATCGCACCTTCGGCATCGGCCACCTTCTGTAGCTCTGCGCGTTGCTGCTGCAGGCCACGGATACGCTCTTTCGTGCCGGCGTCCACGTCGGCGCTGCCGAGCACCTTGTCCAGGCTGTCCAGGCCGCCGAGCTGCCGCCATTCCTCGCCGATGCGATCGAGGTCTTCCGAGACCTTCGCCAGGCGGTAGGCGTTGTCTGTGCGGCCCACGTCCTTCATTCGCTGCCACGCGCTGGCCACCGCGAACTCGACCGCGTTCCATGCCCGCTCCAACGTGCCGGCCTGCGCACGCATCTCTTCGACGCGCTGCGCGCTGACCGCCGCCAGCTCTTCCAGTAGCCGCTTCACCGCATCCTGCGAGCGGCCTTGCTGCTCCAACGCCGTGACTTGCTCGTAGGTGCTGGCCGTGAGGAAGTGATACTGGTCGTTCAACTCCAGCATCGCCGCGCTGGGCGACTTGGCCGCGCGGATGATCTGATCGGTGATGTCCTCGATGCTGCGCCCAGTCAACTCGGCCAAGTTGACGGCCGCCTGCGATGCACCTTCGAGAGCATCGGCGCCGATCTTGCCCGACGCCGCGAACGCCGCCACAGCTGCCTGGGCATCGGCATACGCTCCCGTAGTGCTGCCCACTTCGTTGCGGATCTGCGCGAGCTGCCCAGCCGTGGTACCGGCGACGTTGCCGCTGCTGATCAACGCGCCTTCCAGTTCGCGGATCTGCCGATAGCCCTGCACTGCGGACAAGGTCATGACACCGATCGCCGTGGCGCCCGCGAGCAAACCCACCGCCATCGGCGAGACCGCGCCCGCGATCGCGCGGAAGGCCGGACCTATGCCGCCGAAACTATCTTTGATCTGGCCGCCTTGTTGAATGGCGACCAGCCACACCGGCTGGCCGCTGGCCAGCGAGGTGGTGACATCGGTGATTTGCGCGGGCAGTTGGCGCATCGCTTGGCTGGTCTGGCCGGCCGAGATCGCGGCGGTGCGCGATGCCTTGGATGCGCGGTCGGTCGCGCCGGCCAGGCCGGTGCGGGTCGCCGCCAGTTTGGCTTCCAGCGCATCGGCGCGTCGATTGATCTCCAGCATGCGCAGTTCGGCGTCACGGCGTAGCGCTTGCTCGCGGCCGATCGTGTCGGTGCGTTCTTGCGGCGTGCGCAACTGCTCCGGTGTCGCGGCGCTGAACGCGGCCATCGAGTCAGCGCGTTTGGCCGCGATGCGATTCTGCTCGGCGTAGTACTCCCGCAGCGATGCTTGATTGCGCGCGTTGGCGTCGGCCTCGATCTGGGCGCGCCGTTGCACTTCCGATGTGATCGCTCGCTGTTGGCTGAGCGCCGAGCTGGCGCCGCCCAGCCGTTCGGATGCCGCGGCGATCTTGTCGATGCCCTGCGCCGCCGCCGCGCCTGCTGGGCCCAGCGCTTCGACCAAGCGCTCGAACTCGGCGATGGCCTGCTTCGCCTGCGTCACATCCGCGCTCACGCGCATCGCAAAGTCGAGGTTCTTGCGCGTGGACACCGGGTTCAATCCTCTTTCAATAGCGACCTATAGGCGTCGCTGCCCTCTTTGCCGCCTGCGAATGCGATGTTCACGTCGGCGATGCGGTCGGCCCGGTCGCGGCGGCGGCGCAATTCGGCCTGGTCGAAGAACAGTCGGACTTGGCGTTCGGTCAGCCTGGCGAATTCGTCCAGGCTGCGTACGTATCGCGCCGCGATCAGGGTGTCGTAGACGCGTGCCCATCGGGGGACTTTGGCCCCAGCCTGGTTTGCATCGCGCGGCGAAACACGCTTCGGAAAAAAAAATCGGAGTTGACGTTCCACCAGGTCAACAACAGATTGTCGCCGTCCGATTCGCCGAGCTTCTCGACCCAATCCAGCGGGCGATCGATCGAGGTCGCGACCATGCCGGCCACGATGCCTTCGTTATTCGCCACCAGCTCCAAGATGTCATCGAACGATGGCGGCTTGCTGTCCTTCTGCGGTTCATCGCCGCCCAGCAGTTCATACAGCCCATCGAAGAACGACCGCGCGGTGACTTTCAGGCGCAGACCTTCGAAGAACCGATATTCCCGCACGACGATCTTTTCGCCGCCAATCGTGACCTCGCCATCGGGCGCAAGGATGGCGAGGTCGTCGGCGCCCGCCGCCTGTGCGGCGGACGCTTTCTTGGCTGCTCTCTTCTCTACCTTAGTGGCCATTACGCCGCCCGTTGCAGCATGCGGCCGAAACCGCCGAGCGCCGGATCGATGCCGCGCGCGGTGTCGTACAGCACCGAGGTGGTCATCGGCAGATTGCCGTACTCGCTGTTGATCAGGCTCAACTGACTGACCGGGTTGTGGCGCACCTTCCACAAGTCGAGCACCACCGGCTTGCCGTTCTCGGTATTGATGCCGTCGAACTGCAGATACACGGCCTTGCCGAGTTTCGAGAAGAGCACCAGGTTGCTGATCTCCGGGTGGCTGTAGGCGGCCTTGAACGGCTGCGTATAGCCAGCGACATCCAGCAGCTCGACGACGCTGTCCGAATGGCCCGTGAGTCGGTATTTGTTCGTGGCCACCGTGGCCGGAGTGCCCGCCGAATCGGTGAGCGCCAGGCTCGTCACGAACGGATGATCCAATCGCACTTGGTCAAGGGCCACCAAACCGGCGGGAAATGTTTCGCCCGTCACGGAACCGGGAGCGATGGTCGCTTCTTCCGCGTTGAACGCCAACGCCAGATTCGGTGTCGACCAATAGTCCAACGTGTAGTTGAACGTTGCGGCGGTGGCCGTGGGCATGCGGCCGATCTGCAGCCGCTGGCCGCCGAACGACTCGTTCTTTTCAGCCGCCTCGGTGGTGAGCGCAAGCGTGGCTTCCGGGACGTTGCCCATCCAGCGCAGCCGGCCGATCGAGCCATCGTCCAGCAACGTCGCGATGCGCAGGTAGCCCTGAAGGGAGAAGAGACTTTGATTGGCGCTCATTGGGATTTCGGCTCCTTACCGACCTCGATGATCTTCTGATCGGCGAGCCACTTGCGTTCGGGCTCGGAGACCATGATCTTGGCGCCGGTGTCGTACGAGATACCGGCATGCTTGTGAGGCTTGGCGAGAGTGACCTCGACCAGCTTCGGTTGTTCGTCTTTCTTTTCGCTCACGGTGTTGCGCTCCCGATGTTGTGCTGCGTTGCAAATACTTCGGACCACAGCAGCGTTTCCACGCTGTAATCCAGCATCTCGCCGCCCATCCACGAACACGGGCGGGCGCCGCTCAGTCGATCGCCGGTCGGGCTGGTCGGCGTCCATCCGACCAACGCATCGCGGACCGCGCCGATGACCGTTCCCACACTGTCCAAGGCGGCCTCGCCGTGTTCGTCGGCATAGAGGCGCGTCGCGATCACGACGCCGAACAGGGAGCGCGCCACTTGGCGGCCGCCTGTCTGCCCACTCTGTTCCGGCGGCAGTTCCTTCAGCGGAATCACGAAGGCTTCATCCGGGGTGAAGTCTTGAATCCCGCGCACCAGGCCTGCATACGAGGCCGCGCCGCGCACATCGCGCAGTGCTGGTACACGCTCGCGCAATCGCGTCCGTATCCAGCGCATATCGAGCGGGCCGCTCGCCAGAATCACGGCCAGACCTTCCGGCCGAACACTTTGTGGCCGTTGTCGATCAGCACTTCGCTGGGCACGGTGCTCTGCGTTTGCGGATCATCGATGCCGAGGCTGAACTTCGCATCGCCGATTTCGCGAAGCATCCGCAGCGCGTCCTGATAGTCCCGCGCGATCGGGTCCGTCTTCTCGTCGCTGATCCGGCCCGTGTGCAGCTTGTAGCGCGTGATCGCGCGCGACAGACCGCTCAAGGTGGTGGCCGCATCGGGCGTCAAGCTCAGCGGCAATCGATACCGGCGACCCACGTATCCGTCGATCAGCCGGTCGGACTCATTGATCGCCGCGTCGATGCGCGAGAGCGCATCGTCCGCGTGCGCGATCGCGTCAGTCGAATAGGCGCTGCGATCCTCGCCACGCAACGTCAACGCCATCAACGTTGGATCGATCGCCGGGCGGTGCATATCGCCAGCGACGCGCGCCAGCTCCTTGGCACCCGGGATTTTCTCCAACTGCTGATGGGTGACGTACGGCATGGCTTACGCGTTGCCTTTGGCCTTATCGGCGGCGGCCTTATCGGCTGCGGCCTTGTCGGCTGCGGCCTTGTCGGCGGCGGCCTTATCGGCTGCGGCTTTCTCGGCGGCGGCCTTGTCCGCGGCATCCTTCGCGGCTTTCCCGGCGGCGCCTTTCGATCCGCTCGCCTTGTCGCCGGCACTCGGGTCTTCGCAATCGACCACGACGAGCATCGGTTCGCGTCTGATCGCTTCCAACTGCGCTTCGCTCAGCTCGCTGGTGTCGATCGTGACCGGCTCGCGACCGAAGGCGCGACCACCACGTCGGAAGCCTTCGGTCGCGGATTGCACCTTGATGAATTTAGAACTCATATGTTTGATACCTCGTTGTCTTGGGGACTGCCTTCTGTCGGAACCCGCTTCGTGTTTCTATGCTTCACAATTCCCAAGCTCGGCGAGTACCTTGTGTCGAGCTTCGGCACGTGACGCACCAAAGTTGAAATACACAGGGTCGCCTGGCTCCTTCAGCGCGCATGTGGCTCGAATCACACCTTTCTTACCCCACGCAATGAATCCACCATCCACGCTCGGTTTGGTCGCAACAGAAACACTGCCGTGCTGGGACACATGAACCGATCTAAAAATCTGACCAAGAGTCCGCACAGGCACACCTAAATTGGTTTAGAAACCGGCCCGCCGAAGCGGGCCGGCATGTGTGTCCTTACGGCGTTACATCTTCCTAACTGCTACGGCGCTCAGTCGCCGCTTGAGTGTGCGTTACAGCCAGGGGCAGACTTCGACGCGCACGGCATTCGCGAGCGGGTTCTCACCGCCGTTGGGAAGCGTCGCGGCGAGCAGCGCCTTGGCTTTGAATTCCAGCGTCGGCGGCACCAGCAAGACCTTGGCCTTGATGCCGAGCTTGCGGCCGTGATCGCCAACCTGACTGCCCATCGCAGCGATCGCCGCTTCCAGATTGGTCTGGTCCAGCGCTTGCTTGCTCGCATAGGCCAACTGCCAGAGACCGAATCCGACATTCCAGCGACCGTCGACGCCGTACACGTATTCGTTGCGTTCGAACACGTTGTCGTCGTCGAGCTTGGTCTTGGGCGTGAAGCTCGCCTTGCGGCGCATCTGGAAGATCAACGGCTTCAGGGCACGCGAGTCGTCGATCAGATACCACGCTGTGCCGGCGCCGCCGCCGAAATTGCTGACCGACTGCGTGTTGCCGTTCTCGTCGATCACGGGATGATCCGTGTCGAAGAAATACTGGCCGTCGTAACACAACTCGGTGAAACCGCGACCCAGCAAGGCGAACGTAAGAGTGTCCGGGTGCTCGGCGACCACGCGGCCCTGTTCCTGTACCACTGGCGTGTAGACGCCGTACTGATCGTCTTCGATTTCTTCGCGCTTGACGCCGATCGTGTGTTCCCACGTCTTGTTCTTGATCGCCCAATCGTGCAGCTTCAGATTGTTGATCACGCGATCGCCGATCCATTCGCGCATGTTCGGCAATTGGCCCAGCCACCCGTATTGGTTTTGCGAGGTGGTGGACGGAATTTCCGTTGCGACGACTTTCCACTGCGACGGATGACTGCCGAGACCGACGTTGAACGCAGCCAGGAACGCGACATAGATCGCGTTCAAATTCATCTTGTTGATGACCATTGGGTACTCCAGCCGCGCTCGCGGCTATAGGGGTGTCAGAAGGTGTTGCGGCGAGATCGTTAGAGTTCGATCCAAACGCCGGCCGCGTTCACATCGCGCACGATGCCGGCGACCGGCCGCGCGTTGCTGTTGCTCGTCTTCGCGACCGTCTCGTCGTCGACGACGTAGCAGGCGTTGCCGATGTCGGCACGCGTGATCAGATCGCCAGAGGCGGAGTTCTTGAAGTTGTAGAACCCGTCGCGACGGCCAATCACCGTCTGAGCGCCTGCGGCGCCGCCGGTGTTGACCACGGTTTCCTGACACACGCCGCGCGTGCGCTGCGCGGCCACTGCCGAAGCCGGTACGGCATCGCCCGAGGCATTCAGCGCGTAGAGCGTGCCCGCGTAGATCACCGTATTCGCGGCGACGGGGTCGGCGACATCCGCGCCGAGGCGGCGTTTGGTGTCGCGGTCTTTGGATGCAGCCATGGTGGTACCTCAAGTTGAAGAATGATTTCGTAGCGCTTCGGCGTTTCGACGCGGCGCCGAGCCGCGATGAGACGGAGCCCGCCCCGATCCGCGCGACTTACGCGGCGATCGCGGCTTTCGTCTCGGCGTAGGTCTTCGGGTCGATACCGGACGCCGAGCAGACCGCCAGTTCTTCCTGCGACAGGCCGTTGGCGTCTTTCACGCCGGCCGGCGGCTGGCCGTTGGTTTGCGTGCCCGTCAGCGCAGCGATCGGCTGCGCGTTGGCGATGTACTGCGTCAACGCAGCGAGGTTGTTATTGCCCAGCTCGCGCGCCCAGGCTTCGAGGGCTTTCGGCACGCGGCCGTCGGCCAATGCCGGCGCCAGCACTTCTTCGACCTGGCGAGCAGCCACGATGGCGTTCAGCGAAGCCACTTGCGTCTGCAACGCATTCACCGCTTCGACCGGCACGAACTTCGCGGGGTCGGGCGTCGCCGTCGTGGCGCTGGCGGTGCGCAGCGAGCTGCACGCGGCCAAGGCATCGGCGCGCACGTTCTCGCCGTCCGGCTTCACCTTCAAATCGGCCAACAACGCATTGAGCGTTTCGAGCTTGGGTTTGATCGACGCGCATGCCGCAATGGCCTGGTCTTCCGTCGTATCCGCACCGAGCGAGAGCGCCGAGACGATCGCGGCGACGAGATTCTTGTTCATTGAAACCTCTTGGGTTTGTGGGTTGAAACCGAATGTCGCGGCGGCCAATGCCGCCAAGGGCTGCATGCCTTCGATGGCGGCGGTGTTGGTCAACGCCGCATGGATAACTTCGAGGACTTCGCCGCTTGCTACGTCGTAGACGAATACCGGCGACACATACAGGTACTCGCGGGCGGCGATCGCATCCGCTGCGCGCTGGGTCAATTCGACCTGCGCCCACAGCCCATCGGGGCGCCACTGCATATCGACAATCCACGCCGCGGCCGGCGCGGGCTGGCCGTTGCGCTCTTTGTGGAGCGTCTGGTGTTCGTAGTCGATGACGATGCGGTTCTTGCGTGCGCGCCACCGCGCGATCACGCGAGTGGCGACGGCTTCATCGATCCGCCACGCGTCCACCTCCATCGGGCGGCCGTCGTTCGGCAGGAACTCGCCCGCGGGCATCAACTGAATCCAATTGCCGTTGGCCTGCATCGCCGACAGATCGAACGCGCAGGCCACGATGGCGAGCGATTGGCGGGCAATGGGCGCAGCGGGATTCGGCATGCGCCCAGCATCAGGGGCGCGCGCGTGCGGCCGGGATTAAGCAAGCCCAAAAAAGAAAAGGGCGCAAAGATCGCGCCGCTGGGGTGCCCGCAATGTGGACCGAAGGCCGTGCCCGGTCAAGCCCGCCGCCCGGGCCAAAACCGACCCGAATCGGCGTTCCTGGCACTGCGACGGCCTCACACCCATCGCCGATTGCCTTTAACGCCCTTCAAACCGCCTTTAAAAACGCCGACCGCCCCAAGCGCGCGACGGTGGCCGCGCTCAAGGGCCTACAAGGGCCGCTACGGGGCTCTCAGGCGGTCGGCCCAATCTGGCCCGCGATGTGGTCTTCCGCGATCGCCAGCACCTCCTGTTCGTCCGCCGGGCTCATGCCGAGCCACGGTCTGGCCGGCGTGGTCACCTTGTACGCCGGGATCAGGGCGCTCTGTTCGAAATTCGAGCGGGAGCGCCGCACGAAGCGATTGCCCACGGTCCCGTCGCGCTCACGCTTGAAGAACACAGCCCCCGTGCGGGCTTCCGTCTCGAAAGTGCCGCCGAAGTGCATGCGGGCGCCATAGGGCGCGCTGGTGCCGAGCAGCAGCGCACCGCCTTCGACCTGGTAGGACAGCCGGTCGCCCAGCATGTGGTTGTCGTACTTCAGCATCGGCAAGCCCGGGCGTTCTTTGTCTTTGCGCGCTTTGTATCGGGGCGACAGTGCCTGCCAAGCGCTGCCTTCTGGCGAGATCTGACGTGCGGCACGGTCGCGTGTTGAGCGCAGCAGATATTCACCGATATCGGCGAACAGGGTGGTCATGCCCGCGTCATCGAGCGCCGCGTTGACTCTGGCCAACGCAGGGCTCACCACATCGGTTGTGATACGAACGTGCGTACTCATGGAGGGATGTCGCCTTCGATCAATGTCATCCGGCCTTGCGCGATGGATGCGCGGACAGCCGCGGCGTCCGTGGTCGCCAGACCGACCACGGCATTGCCGCCCGCCTGCGGCGCGATATCGACCAGCAACAGTGCGTCGTCGCTGCGCACCAGGAAGCGAACAAGCCCAGCGGATTCACGCAGCACGGCCAACGGCGAGGCCAGCATGCGTGGCAGATCGGCGAGCCAGTCACGTCCGTCGCCGCTGCGGCTCGCGGCCCATCGATCGGCGGCGATCAAGATCGCGGCCGTCGCTGGCTGAAGTCCCGCGCGCATTAACGACGTGACCTGCGGCGACGACAGCGCGCCAACGAACACCGAGAGCGGGTGCGGCATTTCGTCGGCGATCGCGCGTTGCCAGCCGTCGTAGTGCGCCTGCAGCGCGGGCGCGGCGCGCGGCCGTGCGAGCGCCTGCGCAGCGCTTGCCGCCGCCTCGGGCGCCGGCAGTCGCGCGCTCTTGCGCAGCGCGGTCTGGAGCGCGCGCTCGATCGGTCCGGTCAACGCAGGCGGCGTCGCGGCTGCAGCGTTTGTCGCTGGCCAAGCACTCGCATTGGCGCCTGGTGCGTAGCCGAAGCCGGGATCGATGCCGTTGGGCGTCATGACCAGGCGCGGCCCGCCGGGGCTGCGCTGGCCGACCAGGACCGGCCGCAGATCGATCGGCGGCGCGGTATCCGGCCCGGATTTCCCGAGGCGCTGCATATCCCGATCGTTGAGCGCATCCACCGAACACTGGCAGCCCCAGCCGTTCGCCGGAAACCAATAGCCCCAGAACGGATCAGTCCAATGCAGCACCAACCCATCTTTCGCCTGATGCAGCGGTCGCGGATGTTGCACGGCATCGCTGTGGCGATATCGCCACCACGGCCGCGTTGCGGTGAGCGCCTGTAGTTGCGCCCAACGGCCCGCGTTGTAGCTTTGCCGCAGATTCGTCTCGTAGATGACACGCGAGCGCCAGTTTCGGCCGCCGTTGTATTGCCACCCATAGCGCGCAACGATCGTATCGAAGTCGCGGCGGAAGTCTTCCAGCGTGCCGCCTTCCTCGATCGCAGCTCGTACCGCCTCGCGAAAATCCGCGACCAGGTCGTCGCGGTTCGCGCCCGCGACCATGAAACTGACATCGTGCTGCGCTTCCCAGACATCGAGAAAGCTCTCGGTCAGCGCGTTCTTCTTCTGACGAAAGAACGCGATCTGCTCCGCGAACGACAACGCGCCGTAGGTCGGCTGCGGCATTTCAGTCGCCCGTTTGCGCGATCGATGCCGCGCCTTTGAGCGCCGCCGCGGTCAAGCCTTCGCGAAGGGCAGCGGCGTACTCTTCGAGCGACATGCTTTGCGAGAGCGCCAGCAATCGCTGATACAGATCTTCGAGCGAAGTGGCCTCATTGGCGGCGGCGCGGATCTGTTCGATCCAGGGCGTGATGTCTACCCGCTGATCGAGCTGCCCCACCATCTCGCGGATGGGATCGCCTGGCGCGAGGATCGCCGTGGCTGCGGCCGGCGCCGATCGCGGCGGCGTGGGCGGTGCGGCTGGCGCCGCCGGCGGCGTTTGCGGTGCGGCCTCCTGCAACACAACTTCGCCATCCTCGGCTTTGGGGATGCCCAATTCGGTATGCGCCCAATCGACCGGAATTCGCAGGCCGAGTTTGACCAGGGGCGGCAGCGCTTCGGCGAAGACCTTGAGGTCTTTCTTCTCGCTGAGGTCGAAGACGAAGCGCGGTGCGCGACGCAGGCCACCGGGTGCAAGCCCGTTCAGCGCTGCGATCGGGTAGAGGATATCGCGCGTGACAGTGGCCGCGAACGACAGCGCATCGCTGTCGCGCAACTCACGCTTCACTTCGGCATGCACGTTGCCCAGAGCATTCGTGTTGCTGCCGCGATCGGCCTGTGTGGTCAACGTGGCGCCAAGAATGACCTTGGACTCGGTGCGCTCGCACCAATCCATCATCAGCTCGAACGCTTTGGGATCGCCCTCGGCCGCAGCGTGCAGCTCCAATTGCATCCCGTTCGGCACAATGCCGGCGGCGTTGTGGCCGATCTCGACCAGCGCACGCAGCAACGTCGCCTTTTCCTTGTCGCTGGCGCCGGGCGGGAATTTACCGAGGCGCAGCGGGATGCCGTAGATCTCCAAGAACTCGGCCAGGTCGCCGACGCTGAAGTTCTTGAAAATGTATGGCCAGACCAGTGCGCGAAACAGATTCGCGCGCTCCAGGTAGCCCGACCGCGCCTTGTGCGTATGCACAGTCCAGCCGAATGGGTTGAGCACAGCGCCGTCAGGGGAGCCGTCGCGGAGCCGGATTTCCTGACGGTAGCCACGGTAAAGCTGGAACCAAGTCTGCGGTCGGTGCGTGATGGTCTTCTGCACCCAATCGCCGTCGATCCGTGCCCACTCGTATTCGAGGCACACGAAGCCTTTGCCGATCGCATCGCTCATGTCGAACAACGCCACATCGAGTTCGTCGATTGACTCGAATATCGCGCGCACGCGTTCGGCGTCTTGTTCTTCCCTTGGTGTCGGGTTCAGCGGAGGCAGGATCTGTCGCGGCAGGGACGCGACCGCGCGACGACGCTTCGTCATCTCCGCCAGGACATGGCCGTCACGCTCTTCCATGTCCTCGAACAGTTCGTACTGCGCGGTGATATCGCCCTGTTCGGCCGCCACCAGCAAGGCCGCCAGCTTCGACGGCGTCAAGCCGCGCGCCGGGTGGCCCTGCCATTCGTTGCGCAACTGCGCAACGCGGCTGGTCTGCGGCTCGCGAATGTCGTCCAACAGGATCGGCTGGCCATCAGGGCCAAGAATTCGGCTTTGCGTCACCATGCGGCAGGCTCCGGCAACGCATCGTCGTCGTCGCCATTTTTGATGTTGTCGAAACCGCGCGCGTGTCGCGGCGCGGCGATGTATTCGATGGCGCCTGACATATTCAGGGTCGCGTACCAGGCCAACGCCAACGCGACCGCGAAGTCGCCGTGGCGGAACAACTCCGGCTCCTTCGCGTCTTTCGCCTCAGCCTTCACCACCATCGGGATGCCGTCGATCTCGGCGACCGCCTGCAAGTCGTCGGCCATCGAGGCATCCCGCGGGATGTCGATCTGTCGGTCTTCGAAGCCCTGTATCAGCTTCGGCATCCAGGCCGAATACCACTGGCGATTGAGGACGACCTGCAGGATCGCGCTACCGAAACGGTCGCCGGTGTATTCCGCCAGCGTCTGGCCCGGGCCGGTCGCATCCATGCCGGCGCCGCAGAAGTTCGGCAAGCGAGCGATGATCGCCCACAAGATTTGCTCTTGCTGTCGGGTCGGCACGCGATGCATTTCGACACCGAACGGGACGGTTCGCTGCAAGTCCTGGCCGATCTCCATCGGCGCGATCGTCGAGAAGTGACGATGCCGCGCGAAGTCCTGTCCCAATACGTGCTGACGTTTCGGATCGAGCTTCGCCAATTCCGGCAGCAGGTTGGCATCGATCCACGCCGAGCACCACGCCTCGCGCTCGGCGGGCGGCTTCTCGGCGAACTCGTCGCCCAGCGTGAGCCGCAGAATCGTACGAGGTTCGCGCATGGCCTCTTCGATCCATACGCGCGGGATGCAAACGCCGAAGCCGTCGCGGGGGATGCAGTCGAGCTCTTCGCGCATCGCGCCCTTGCGCGGTCCGTACAGCGAGCGGATGCGCGCATACCACGCGCGCTTGCCTTCCGCCGTCGCGGGCTCGCCCTTCATCAACTGCGAACGCTCGTAGAGCCCATTGGCGACGGCATCGTCGAACGTGACGCGGAAGACGGCCGCATCGGTCCCGTACTTCCCGTCTCGCACATCGTTGACGAGTTGGTTGAACGGGTTGCGCCGTCCGTTGTGGCTGGAAATGATCGTGATCGATCCACCCCAGATCACAAGCGCCGTCACGGCATCGAGCACTGCCTGCACGTCTGCATGGAAGGCCGCTTCGTCGATCACCACGTCGCCCTGCAAACCACGGATATTGCTGGGCCGCGAGGAGAGCGCGACGATCTGGAATCCCGACGAATATCGAATCCGGTACGACGTGATGCCGCGGCTGTTGCCGTGCTCGTCCTGGTCTTCGAAGACGAATTGCTCGATCGCCGATACGTTCTGCATCTGCGCCTTAGCGATGACGCGCGAAAACCGGGCGGCGTACCCGATGAACTCCAAGCCCTTCTCTTTGGTGTCGCCGATGTAGTAGACGTTCCTGCCGCCTGCCGATCGCGCGGAGGCCGCCACCAGCGTCTTGCCCAGCGCCTCGGCGAACGTGATGCCGGTGCGTCGTCCCTTTTCGGCGACTTTGATCGTCGCCCTGATCTTGAGCCAGTCAACCTGGTGCTTCATCAGCAAGCCGGTGTCGCTCAAGTTGTACTGCGGCGAGATATCACGCACGGATGCCGGCAATTCGTCCCACTCGACGATCGCCACCGTGCTCGCCAGCGGGCGCATTACCTCGGCCATTAGGCGACGCCCAGGAAGTCTTTTTGCCAGAACTCCAGCTCGCCTTTGGTCATGCCTCTCTCGGCGGCGATCCTCTCGAGCTTCTCGGCCTGCTCACGCAGCAGGGATGCGCGCGCGGAGTCTTCGATCACGCGTCGCTGGGCGAAATTCATTCGCTTGGCGTCCATTGCGTTCTTCGCCATGACACAAAGCTCTTTGGCTTCTTTCGTGCCGAGATCGTGATTGTCCTTTGCGCGCAAGGCCGCTTTGACAGCGACCAGCGTGACCGCCTGCGTCAGGAACTCGGCCGATTTCGCGCCGAAGCCTTCGCCCAACTCACCCACCATCGTGCGGGCGGTGGCTTCGATCTCTCGAATTTCGCGGCCGGCCTCTTCGATCGCGATGTCGTAACGATGCAACGCCGAGCGGGAAATCTCGGCGGCAGGTTGACCAGGGAACCGCTGCTGCAGCTCGGCGATCATTTCGTCGAGCGACCGCCGATCTTCGCGCAGCAAGCGCTCGATGAACTCGCGCTGCTCTGGCGGCAGCCGCGAGACCGTCGAGATGCGCTTGCGGCGACGCTTCTGCTTCACGTTACGCCCTCCGCGGGCGGCTCACGCCGTCGAGTTCGAACAGGCCGGCCAGGAAATCCTCGCCACGGCCGCGCAGGTGAATGCCGTACAAATCGACGTTGACGGCCGTTTGCTCGAGCTCGATCAGGCCCTGAACCTGCAGGTAGCGAAGATCGTCCATCATGGCGTGGCGCTCGACCACGATGCGGATGTGCAACAGCGCCGCATGCAGAACGGACGTGTTCATCTGTTTGCCGGGCGCTTCGTTGAGTAAGCGCAAGATCGCCAAACGGCGATCTTCCCGGATCATTTGTTCGAACGTTTTCTTGCTCATTGGATTTTCCCCAGCAGGTAGGTCTCGATCCGCGCAGTGCGGTCGTCCATGGTTTCGACTCGGGCGTCCAGGTCGGCGAGCCGGTCGTAGATTTGCCGCGTTTCCTCTTGCGAGAGGCCCGCTTTGTCCGCCGCTTCAAGCGAAGTCACACGCCGATCGATCAAGCGGATGTCGCTACCTCGCCGGTCGATATGCACCCACAGCAACCAGAGCCCGACGAAATTCGCCACCACGAAGACCAGCAGCAGGATCAGCACCGCCAGCACCAGCATTTGGATCAAGTTGTCATACATGGCTGCGCTCAGCCTTCTGTGCGCAAGCGGTACAACGCAACGCGTGCGGAATGACCCGGAGGCGAAGCGGCGGGATCTGCTCGCCGCAATCGATGCACTCGACCGAGCGACGCGGCGCGCGTGCGTCCTGCGTCTTCCTGTGCGCGTTGGCGGCGCTGAGCGCCGCCAAGGATTGCTCTCGCGCCTTGGCTTCAAGCCGTGCGCCTTCGTCTGCAAAATCGGCCATCACTTCCTGTCCCGTGGCTCCGTGTTGTGTTTGATCGCTTGCCTCGCGCGCTCGATCCGTTCCAATTCGATCCGCTCGCGCTCACGTACCGCGTCGCTCAATCGCGACTGTCGCGCGCTGCAATCGTGGTAGATCGCCGCGCCCTCGATGTGGTTACGGCCCAGGCCCGCGATCGATGGGTCGGTCGCTTCGGGGAGCTCTTGCGGGCAATGCGCCAGAAGGGATTCGTCCGTCGCCTTCAGCGGCGCGGTCAGCGCCAGCACCTCCGGCGGTATCGCCTGCGTTCGCACGGTTCCAGGCACGCAGGAAGTGAGCATCAGCGACCACAGTAGCCAGAGCATGATTTTGGACCAGCGCATCTTCGAGCAGAGCGCTCGCAGCCCTTGCGTTACGGCGGTTGCGGTCAAAGTCATCGCTCAGGCCTTTGGAGTGTTGGTTGAGTCGCGCCGAAGCCACTTCGACATCGCGCGAAATCTGGACGGCTGCGGACTGCGCCGAGGCGACAGCGCGTTGGGCGGCAGCAAGGTCGGCCGCCAGCGACGCCGTTTCGCGCTGCGCCTGCCGGCCCTGCTGCCATTCGATGCCCACCCAGACGCCACCGGCGGCGCCGAGCAGGAAAGCGACAGCGCTGGCGGCGATCACCGCCAGCGCCGCATAGGCGATCAACTTCGTTTTCAACGCCGCGTCGATGATCACGGGCACACCGCCGTGCCCGGCCAGCCCGCCGCGATGTATGCGGGTTCGAGCAAGAGCAAGATGCGCCGCGGATAACCGATGTTTTCGCGATGCGCGGCAACAGATCGGCCGCGGTGGCCCTCAACCACCCGCCAATCGTTGGCGTCGCGCTTGCTGGCCAGCGCGAGACCACGCTCACGGATTAGCCATTTCTCGCCGCCGTTGTAGGCGCGCAAGGCGAAGACCCAGCGCGTGCAATCGGTGACCGGCGTATGTCCGAAGGACTGCACGCGATCGAGCAGCCACTTGTCGTACAACGCCGCAGCCAGAATGGCTTGGTTCGGATTCCACGGATCGAACGCCGGAAGCTCGCTGCGGAACTCGCGCGACATCCATGCCGCCGTCGCCGGCATGAACTGCGCCACGCCTTGCGCGCCCACCGGCGAACGCGCGCTGACGCGCCAGGTGCTTTCCTGGTGGATCTGCGCCGCCAGCCTGGCCGGCGACCCACGCAACCCGAACACTTGCGCGGTCGCCTGCTCGACGCGATGGCGGTACAACGCCGAGGCGGGCGGGATGTGCACTTTCGCCGCCTTCGCTTGAGCGAAGGCGTGCGGCGCCGGCAGCAGCGCAAGAACGATCGCGAGTGCGGCAAACGCGCGCATCAGCCGATCAGCCCCGCACCGATCACCGTCGCCGCCATGATCGTGGCGCGTCGACCGGCGTACATGGTCTTCTCCAGCGCCTCGACTGCGTCGGCCGGCGCCTGTCCTCGAAACGCGGCCCAATCGAACCCATAGCCTAGCGACGCGGCACCGGACAGCTTGCACAGCACCCACAGGTAACTGCCGATCAGCATGGGGTTCAGCGGCGCGACCAGCAGCAGCAACGCCACGCTGAAAACGGCCCACACGGCCATGTGGCCGACGCGATCGAGTTTCTCGATCAGGCCGATGAAGGTCTTCTTGATCTGCATGCGTGCTCCCGAATGAAATGGACCGGCGATGCACGTCGCCGGGTTTGCGCGCGCGCGGACACCACGACCGCCTACGCACGCACGAAGGATGTGCGCTGCGCGGTCGCATTCGGGTTTGAGCTAGCCCAATAAAAAGCCCCGCGATGGCGGGGCTTTGGTCTGCGTCCTAACGGCTAGGTGGTTTGATATCAGCGATCGCTGCCGTTGCGAAGCATTGCCATAAACTCGCCCATCGTGGTCAATACTTCCACGACTGAAACTGTGGATGGGCTGTCCATGTGGATCACGTAAAGCTCGAAAACTTCAGTGAATTTCGTCTTCTGCGGCGAAGGTGGCGTTTTCTCATTGAGGCTTTTGACGCAATCCAACACTTCAATGCGTCTTGAAATCATTCTGGCAGTCGTCTTTTCAGCGGCGGTTGCCATCAGATAGTCGGAAGCCACCGACTGCATTTTGGAGATGCAGCTCAGGTACTCGGCGCGACTGGGCGTTTCGACCGGCGCCGGAGCGGCGTTGGTCAGGTTTGCGATCTCTCTTTCGGTAGACGAAGCGATCGGTGCCGGCGAAGCGGCGAGCAGTAAGGCCAACAAAGCGCTTGTGATCATGGCGAACCCTCCGGTTCATCGAACAGCTGCGGTTGCACTTTTGCCATGTGCAGCGCTTTCTGTTCGCGCAAAATTTCGTAGATGGTGGACAGGGTGAGGTTGTATTCGGTCGCCAGCGCGTCGAGATTTCCCGCCTTGGCGCGGCGGTAGATTTCGGCGTCCCGCAGGGCGGTTTCCAGCCGGCGACCCTGCGGAATATACAACGCCCGGCCGCCCGCGTACCTGGACTGGGCGATGGCGATCTGGGCCGCGATGGCGAAGTCGCTCTTGCCCCGGTGTCGTTTCAGGCAGTCCTCGACGATCGAGACGATCACCGCAAGGTCTTTCGGCCACCGGCGCCGCGGGTCGCCCTCGGGCAGATTGGCGTCCGCTGCGAGCAAGTCGAGCAGCTCGTCTTCGGTGGCGTCTGCCAGCAGCGATCGCTGATCGTTCACTTCACCACTCCGTACTTCTGCCGAACCTTCTCGCGTGCGGCGTCCGCCTCTTCCTCGGTCATCGCGCCATAGCCCACTTGCTGGGATATGAAGGCGAGGTCACGCTGCATCGGCGTTTCGGAAGGCTGCGGCGTTTGGCTGCGGCGATGCTGCCCGGACTGCCGCTGCTGCTCCAACGCGGTTTCGGCTTTCGCAGCCGTGCTGTCGGCCAGACCGAACGCGACCGCGCGCAGATATCCGTGGCTGTTGAGCGGCAGCTTCAGGTCAGCGCGCTGGTGCAGCATCGCCTCGATCGCCATGGCCCAAGTCTCGGGCGACGCATTGAGGTGGTGGCCGGATCGATCGTCGCGGCTTACGGTGCCCGCGTCGATCAATGCCGCGACTTCGCGCACCAGCCGCAGCGCCTTGTTCAGTGCCAGCGCATTCTTGGTCGGCTTGAACAGTCCGATGTAGGACAGCACGGGCCGCTGGACGACGGCGGGCAAATCGACCACAGCCGCAATCAGCCGCTTCGCATCGTCTTCGGCCAGGAACGCCTGGACCGAGCCGATGCAGCCGCACTCCGGGCACGTCAAACGCATCACGCGGCGCGACCCTTGATCGGCGTCGTGATGTAGAGCATCCAGTTCGGCTCGTAGCCGACGTCGAGCCGGGATAGCAGCCAAGCCATCGATCCTTGAATCGCAATCGCGACCCAGAGTAGCCACTCCGGCACCCAATTGCGTTCCTGTATGTCATCGCCTTTGGCGTTGACATACACCGGGCAGAACAGAAGCCAGCCGTAGTGGGTGAAGTGGAAGCGAATCTCGCTTTTGGTCATCGGGTTGAGGATCGACATAGTCAGCGGTCTGCGTAGCGAGTGCCGTCGACGCAGCTGATCGCAGCAGTTTGAGTCGTGTCGATTACGAAGCACGTGACGTTTCTCCGCTCATCGACGACAACCTTGATTTCCCTGCCGCCGTCATTGTCCCTGGGCAGGTAGGTTGGTCGCGTTTCTGGCCAATGCGTCCCTTCACCTTCCATGGCTCGTGGCGTACACGCTAAGGCGGTGGCGCTCATCGCGATCGCCAATGCAATGCGTTTCGATTTCGTCATAGATACCTCCTAAACAGGTTCATTGCGCGCGTCGATTGGTGCGGCCATTTCCCGGTGCAGATCCACGCGGTCGCGGCGGCAAGCCCGATATGCAGCAGAAGAAGCGCCAGCAGGCCGAGCAGCAGCCGCAGCAGGGTGTCGAGGTCTGTCGTGCTCACGGGTTCCCCGCAGGTGCGCCATCGCTCAGCAGCGCCATCCGGTTGGTGGTCGTATCTACGCACACAACCGGGCGGGTGGCGCCTTCGCTAACTTTGCGGAACGCGGCGATCAGCGCGAGCACTTGGCCGGGCGTCAAGATGACGCCCGTCGCGATCGGCTTGGCGTGCTGCGCATTGGCCTGGGCTTCAAGGCGATCGAGGGTTTCGGGCGTCAGCATTATTTCACCCCCATCACACTATCGATCTCGGCCAGCAGCATCGCCACCGATGCACGAAATGCTTTCCGGTCGTTCGTGGAGACGGCCGCCAGCGCATCGCGGAAATCCCGCTGCTTGTAGTCCAGCATGCGATCGATCTCGGCACCCACACGCACCATGAATCGAGCCGTGCTTTTTTTAACGTCGTGTGTCTGGCGCTTGACCTCAGCCCCGGTGACTTCGGCCGCGAGCAGCTTCGCTTTCTGAAAGCGCGCGCCGGGCGGATAGCTCAGCAGCGCACGATAGATCGACATCTGCTTATCTTCGGGCAGCGACGAGAGGATGACCGCCTCCGCAAACCGCAGACGCTTGTTGTCGGTTTGGTCGGGGTGCATCCGTTCTTGAAGTTCTTTGCACAGGTGCTGCAACTGAAGGTATTGGTAGACCCACGTGTCGGATTTACCGATCGCAGTCATCAGTTCGTTGACCGCTTGGCCTCTGGTCAAGCCTCGCCCGATCATCGCCTCCACTTGGTACAGCACCGCCTGCGATATCTCCATGTGCGTGTGGCCTTCGCGCATGAAGTTGCTGGTCAGCGATAGCAGGTGCTGATCGGCATGGTCGGGCAGATCGCGCGATTCGACATCGATACGGATCGTGCTCAGGCCTGCCAATGCGCACGCACGCCAACGACGCTCGCCGTCGATGATCTCGTACGGCGGTTTGGCGCCCGCGCGACGGAGGCGCACCGTGATCGGCTGCCGTTGCCCGGTTTTCTCGATCGACTTCGCGAGCTTCCTGAGGTCGGCCTCGCTGAAGTACGTACGCGGCTGTTTCGGGTCAGGCCGTACGTCGGCAATCGGGACGATATTCGTCATGATCAACTCCAATGCAGGTGGCTAACGAGCCACCAAACGACAAAGCAGGCGCCCGCAATGGTGGCGATAACGCCGATGCCAGCCATGACTACAGCCGCGAGCCAGCAACCATCCGAACCGAAATTAGGCGGACCCATCACGCACCTCCTTTCGATGGGCGCGAGCGCTTTGACTGCCTGATATTCCAGACCAAGCTCTGGCGATCCGCGCTGTACCACACGCGTTCGCCGAGTTTTCGCAGTTTTCGAGCACGCGGGGAACAAACGATGCGAAGGGTTTTATCCACGCGCCACCGCCTTGCCTTCCAGCGTCACGACGAAGATGGGATCGCCACCGCTGAGCGGGTTGCCGTCGTGTCGGGTCATGAAGCCCAACGCGACGAGCGCTTCGCAGTCGTCGTATTCGCTGCAGCCTGGGCCGACGACGAAGTGATTGCGGTAGATGCGGCCTTTCCCGCTCGGGTCGAGCCCGAGCGAGTGCCGCAACACCGCAAGTTGGGTGTCGGTAACGTCAGCCATCAGGCCATCTCCAGAATGTCGATCTCTTCGAGGTCGTATTCCGGCGGGCCGCCGATGAAGCCAGTCATGCGGATTCCGTTGTAGCTGTAGTCGCCCCAGCCTTCGGATTCGTAGAGCGCTTGGTTCATCTGGTTGCTGAGATAACTGGCTTCGATGACAGCCACCACGAACACACGTCCCGCCATGCGGATGACGGCGTCGCGGTCATCGCCGCCACCAGGTATGCGCTGGTCGGCATCTGCCCAGAAGGCATTGATCTCCGCGGCGCGATCGAGCGTGAGGATGTCGAAATCAACCTCAAGATCGATTTCGAGATCGTCGGCGCGCTGATAGGTCACTTTGAAACGGCGCAGGTCAGCCATCGGCCACCGCCTCGTCGTTCGCTTTTTTGATCAGGCGCACGACAATTTCGATGTCGTCCATCGGCTTCAGATCGTCGTCTACGTAGCCTTCGATCTTTACCTTCATTTCCTTTTCGCCCGCATCAAGCAAGCCGTTGGCCAGCGCTACTGCAGCCAAATTGGAAAGTGAGCGTTTCAAATTGTTAGCCATGACGCGCCGCATTCGGCGCCGGCTTGCCGTCTTTGATGCGCTGATAGACTTCTTCGCGGTGGACCGGCACGTCCTTCGGCGCCGTGATCCCGATGCGCACCTGGTTGCCTTTGACGCCCAGGACCGTGATCGTGATGTGGTCGCCGATGTTCAGGGTTTCGCCGGGGCGACGGGTGAGAATGAGCATGTGCGTGGTTTCCTTGTGGTGTGTGTGAGCCGCCGATCAGTTGCGGCGATTGGCGTCGATTTGCAACGCTGCGACCAGCTTGTGAAGCTGCTCGTCTCCCAGCCACTCAACGCGGGTGACTGCGAACATTCGGTTGGCGGTTTCGTGCGCATACGCCCACGGCCGTTTGTCTTGCGTGAGCAGCGCGCGCACCTTTCCCAGCATTGGCCGGCGCTCAAACTCGCTCTCGGCCGGCTCGCCTGGCCAACGCTTACGCGTAGTGCGATTGGGTACGCTGTAGCCCAGCCGCTCCATTTCGTCGAGCACAGCTTTGCGTTCGCTGGTGTTGAGGTCTTTCGCGCTGCTGTAGCCCGTGACCCGCTTCAGTAGTGCGCGATACGTGTCGTCGTCGAGCTGCAGGAACTTCTGCCCGGCTTTGATCCAGCCGATCTCGCGTCCGCGAAAGCTCAACGGCTTCCTGGTCGTGCCTTTCTTCTTCGCCATCAGTCGCGCCCTCCGGTTTGCGGCCTCACCAGCTCGATCGAATCGTTGTGATTCTCGATGTGCTTCAGGAAGGCCAACGCGGTGCGGAACATTGGCATGCGGTATTCGGCAACGGCGTCCAGGTTGAAGTGGCGGCGCGCCGCTCGCTTGCCGACGTGCCGCTCGATCTCCATCCGCTTCGCGGCCGAGTACAGGCGCCGCCTGTGCGTGGGGTAGAACTTCGCGCCAACGGCGTCATCCTTCTGCAGCCGTTTGCCCTCCAGCATTCCGTCGACGTACACGACAACCTGGTAGGACATGCCCCGCTTGCTGACGCGCTCGACCACCGCATCGACCTTGTAACCGTCGCAGCGCAGCTCCACGCCGCCATGCGGGATCGACAGCACCCTGATTACAACGTCGCGCTGGTGGGCTTGGAGCTTCATTCCGGCTTTTCCTCGAAGCGATACAGATTCGTGAATAGCGGGTGTTGGATCACGCGATAGGGCAACACTTGGCCGCGCAGCTCGATATAGCGCTTATCGAACAAAATCAAGCTCGCGGCTCCTGTGGTATCGATCATCGTCGTGTCGTACCAATCGACACGATCCATCGTCACAACTGTGCAGAACGTTTCGATATCGGCGCGCACCTGCTGATCGGCGATCTCTAGCGCCATGGACAATGTTTCTTCGTTGGGCTGGCTCATTTCTGCACCTGTTCGATCTTGCTTTCGTTGGGCTTGATCGCGAACTCTTCGCGCTGTGCGAAGGTCACGCCCGGGATGCTGTCCTTGATCTCGTCTCGATCTTTCAACAGCGCTTCTTTGTTGACCTCCCACTTGGATTTGCGGAGGTACTTTTTGAGTAGCTTGCTCGCCAGCAGATACGCGATGACGGCTTCTACGCCGCGCAGCACCACGGACGGCGGCGTGGTGCGCCAGCTCACGTCGCCGGTGGCGAAGACGTGCGTTTTGACTTTGCCGTCTTCGGTCAGCACCGCCTTGTTCGCCTCGCAGTAAAGCTGGACGCCCTTGCTCAGTTCCTCGATCCGGTCGGCATGCGGTTTCGCCTTCGCGTCGTGGTGGGCTTTCACCCTGGCGATCGCGTCGTTCATGCGCGTCTCGATGCGCAACCGCTCGCGTTGCGCTTCGCCGATCTCTTGGATCGCCGCGTTGACTTCGTCCCGCGTCGCCGGCACCCAGTGCGCCACGGCGGCGGTCTTGATTCGTCTCTTTTGGGTCATGAGTCGTTATTCCTGGCCGATGCCTAACATCACGTCGGCGTATCGCTCGCCGATGACAGGCGGGAGTTCTTCTTCGCCTTCCCAGGGCAGCCCCAGCACGGGCGCCAAGTTTGCGTTTGTGATTTTGGTTTGCACTGCAGGCCAATACGGCTGCAGAGCTTTGCTCCACTCACCTGTGCGAGGCTCGCGCGCCACACGGATCGATCTCGCCACCGACCTTTTGTTTAGTCGGCGATCGACAATGCGCTTCTCGCGCTGCAAGTCCGCTTTCGCTTCATCGGGCTGCAGGTCCGCTTTCGCTTCATCGGTCAGCGAATAGAGATAGTGGCGTGGCCTGCCTTCCCGTTTGAGGACGCCGCGCCTGTGGAGATGACTCAGATAGGCCGCCAAAGCCGATCGATGAGCGTCCTGAAAGTGGGCTTTGATCTCGACAAAACTGAGCGGCCCATCCGCATTCACAAACACTTCTTCGAGCAATATGCGTCTCACGGCCCCTCCGACGATCGCGTGGTGACGGGTTCCGGCGTACCGCTGCAGATTTCCGACTCGAACCCCACGATCACGCGCGGCTTGCCGTCGGTGGCCACCAGCTCGTCGGCGCGCTGCACCGCTTCTTCGAATCCGAACCTCCGAAGGCCGACGACCGCCTCGGCGGGCAGCACATAAAAGCGCTTACCCATAGCGGCTTTCTCCCGAGACCGGCACCAACGTGGTCCATTCGATCTGCACGCCGTCGTATTCCGCGGCATACGTACGGCGCGACCATTGGTTGCTGACGGGAACCCGCTTGACGACCGCGCCTGGCGTCGTGATCGGTGGCTTGTCGCTGAGTTCCAAAACGACGCGCCGGCCATTCACGCGCCAGTTGCGCACGACGACGCCGAGCGCGGCCAGCGTGCCGGCGACGTTGCCGGCATGGGCGAGGATTTGAGACAGGTCGGCCGCATCATTGGCGGCCTGTTGCAGGGTCTGCATGGTGGTGTCCTCTGCAGTGGGGTTAGATCAGCAGCGCGTCGGTACTGCGATTCAGTACCGTCGCGATTTCTTGACGGATGACGCGCGGCATTTCGGGGCTGTAGATCGCGATGGCCGCATCGGTGGCCGTTGCGAGCGCGATGACCGCGTCTTCGTTGGCCAGGTCGGCCTGAGCGACCACGCGCAGAATTTCGGCGCAGAGCGATTCGGCAGGCGAACGGCTCATCAGTGCTTCCTCGGTGGGATCGCCTCGGCCGCCACATCGGACTGCTCAATGCGTAAGCCGAGCCGCACATGACGGGCGATCAGCTCAAGCGCCTTCGCAGTAGCGTCGGCGAAAGCGGGGTCGAAGCGTTTACAGTCGATGAGGACGTTCACCCAACTAGCCAATGCGCTCACGACACCGCTGGTGATACACGATGCACAGGGGCTCGTTTCCAGCAGGCGTACCAGTAGCGCACTAACCGCAAGGGTGACCTTGCTCGCATCGTGCGACGGGTGACTCATACCGCACCCGCCAATTCGCGACCCGCCGCGCGCACGTCAGCCAGGGACAGGCCGCGGTCTTGGGCCGCCGCATACATCGAAGCCAGCCGCAGCACCTTGGACATCGTGCGCAGCGCGCCTGGCTTGCTGGCGATATCGGCAAGATGCCGACGGCACTCCTGATCCTTCACCGCCCACGCGTCGAGAATGTTGCTCACGTCGTCTTTCGTGCATTTGGTGAAGTGATCGCGCTTGCCGATGCGCGAGTACAGCCGGTCCAGATTCTTCGCATGGTGGCCGCTGGTCATGCGTTCCAAAATTTCCTTATTGCCGACCAAGGCCACGCCGATCTTGACGTCGTCGTAGATGCTGCGGATTTGCTCGAGCGCCAAGGTGCTCAAGTGATTCGCTTCGTCGATGACCAGCAGCCCCTTCGTGTTCCGAAGGCGCTTACAGATCGCGCGATGAATCTTTTGTGCGCCGCCGCCGACGCCGCCCACGCCGACCGCTTCGGCGATGACTTCCAGCGCGGGCACCACCGATGCGCTGGCGGGCGTCATCGTGGCCACGAAGATGTTGGGCATGGTTTTCTGGTACTGCAGCACGGCTTCGGTTTTGCCGAGCCCGGATTGCCCATACACCAGGGCCATATCGGCAGCGGTGTGGGCGTAGCGCAGGCTCACGATCACGCGCTCGGATGTGGGCGTCGCCACGTAGGCCGGATCGGCCGGCAGCGCTTCAGCGCGTGCCGCTTTGGCTTCGTAGTTGTCTTGCCAGCCGGCGACCTTGCGCGTGATCTCTTCGTTGTCGCCCGGGTATTTGTCCCTCAACCATTGGCTCAATCGGCTTTCGGATACGCCAAGCTGCCGGCTCAGGCCGGCCTGCGTGATTGTCGTGTCGGATGCCATCGTGGCGAGCATCTTGGCTCGCACGTTCTGCTCGAAAGCAGACGCGTCGTCGGTATTGAATGGCTGAACGTTCAGAGCGGTCGTGGTGTTCAAGATGGGTTTCCCTGTGGTGTGTGGTGTGGACTTACGGATCGATCGGCGGCGTCCAGCCGTCGTCTTCAAGCTGTTGGCGTTGCTGGCGTTGCAGCAGCGAACCAAGGCTGCTGTGGAGGTGGTCATCCGTGCCGGTGCGTTGCGCGTCGCGCGCCGGGTTCGGCACGCGCGCGAAGTGGCCTTGCACAACGTTCGTCTCCGGCGCCGCTGCGGCCGGCTCATGGCTCGGCACCGCGAGGGCATAGAGCGAGGCTCGCTC